CTTGGTTTAGTATTTTGGTCCCCTCGAGAAGGAGCCGGGTTATTCTTATCTCTTGACCTACGAGCAGATTGGTTTTTGTCAGCCTGCCTTTGTTTCTTTTTAGTACCCTCTTGGGGATCAATATTACCATCCTGATCTTCTAAAGGAACTCTTGGTTCTTTTTCATCTGGTGAATCATAACCCATTGCCCAAGCATATTGATCTTGGCTAATGATACCTGCCTTATATAATAAGTCAAGGTTCTGTATTTTATATTGGAGACCCTGTTGGATTTTAACTTCATCAGAAACGGTAGAAGTTCCCCAATCAATTTTTATTCCCTTATTATTAAAACCTGCCAAACGCAGTTCTAGAGAATAAATTCTATCCAATACATAAGCTACAATCATTTGGATATTCTTTAACTGGCTAATCATCTTAGATAACATTATGCCAGTTGCACCTTCACCAGTAGTAGATGATACCCCAATTATAGAACCATTAACTCCTAAACCATTAGCTACTGATTGTTGGTTCATATTCCAAGGCTTCTCTATATTACCCAATTCCTTGGTAGTAGAGTTAAGCTTGAATTCATGATCATCAATGTAACCAGTAACTATTCCATCCTTTAACCCCTCTCGAAGATTCTTCTTAAGGTTTACAAGGATTCGATTTAATCGGTTTTCATAAGCTGATGAAGATTCACTTGCCATCTGATCAGGTTTTGCCATCTTAGCTTCAAGGAAACCAATCATACCGGCAACTTCCATGATATGCTTGAAATTAATCTTCATATCATGTTGAGTTTTTAATGAATCAAGAGAAGTCATAAAGGGGGGAATCCCATAAGGCTCATCTGTATCATTAAACATACCAGAATAAATATAGGTTTCTGTATTTAGCTTTATGTAGTCTTCTCTCCGATTATTGGTAAAAGCTACGTTCTTTTGGTAAGGTTGGTAAACTCCATTGTTTTCCCTTTTGAATACTATATTCTCAGGTCTTAGGAATAGGATAGTTGCTAATCCTTCTAGTTTATCATCGGGAACACATTCAATAGAAATAGCTCCACTAACTAAGAGTTGAACTATCATTTTGTTTACTAACCCATCAATCCCAGCAGAATACGTTGACCATTTTTTGGTAGCATTCTTTAGATGTTCCCTCATCTTACTTGCTTCCTCATCCGTATTATTAGGGAATGTAATTAAGTGACCGGTATTAGACAACTTAAACATATCCTGAAGAGCAATGCCCACATCCGGATTTACCTTATATAGATCTCGAATGAAAGGTATTATCTCTGTACGGAAAGAAGGACTTACCATATAAGTAAGCCCTTTTAAGGAAGAAATAAAATTAGAATCTTCTGGAACCGATACCCTACCGGGAGATACTGAAGAAACCTGGTTAGGTTTTTTATTGCCTTCAGCCTGTGGCATAGTGGGAGGATCTTTCTTCCCAAATGGCCATTTGAAACTAATCTTTTTCATTTTGGTTGTACAATTATGTTAGTCTTTCCTTTTCGTATATGATTGCATATTGCTTTTCCGAAAATAGAGTCATCAGAATAGACATCACCTTCAAGGTCTATATCTACTGCTGAATTGTTTGCCCTATGCTTACCCATTGCTACTGGTCTACCTAAACCATCATAGATAAAAGTATAAGCTTCTTGAACGAAAAATGGATCTTTTATTATAACGTCTTCTTCTCGAATATCTTGTTCAAGATTCTCGATGATTACTGAACGATTCTTTTGAGTAGTTAACCATCCTGGAGATTTATCTACCTCTGGTCTACTCTTACCCTTTTTCTTCAGCATCTTTTGATAGTAATACAATTTGGGATAGCCCTCATCTTGAAGCTTGGTAGTTACAGCCATACCAACATCATTGGATTCTGGAGCAATAGTTGCCCAATTATACAATTGGCCAGTATCTCCCAGAAGTTTAGCATACTTATCTATAGGTATTCTACCTTTAAATACTGCTTGTTCTTCTCCTTGCTTATCCATACAAGTAAAAGCTGAGTAGTCAGAAGCTCTACCAGTTGAAACGTCTGCCCCGATAAAATATTCTTTATCTGATTGAGGTTCAAGATATTGCCTATACTGACCATTAAACCTTTTCTTAATAACTGGGTAATCACTAAGGCAGTCTTCGATAGCCTTTATATCAGCTAAATCGAAGACTGTATTTCCTGATGATAAGAAGTCACCATCTATTTCTTGAGCAGTTCTCTTTGGGCCAAGAGCAGAAGCCATTTGCTTATACCAGTTTTCATCTCGTTCTGGGTGCATTTGCCAATATAACCGGATTGGGTTAAATGGATTACCTCCTGCAATGGCATCTACCCAAGTAGAATGGTAAAAGTTCCCTACGCCATAAGGTGTATTTTTATTTATAAAGTTATACTCTTCTTGCCCTCTCCTCTTCTTGTTAAAGTTATAAGTTATATAACTATGATGATCTTCTACGGTTATATCGTAAATGGTAGTTTTAAATTTACGTAAAACTTTTAGAGTAGATAACTTTACCTGATTACCCCTTTTATCAGATAATATCTTACTGATATAGGATCTAGCTGATTTGAGAGACATAGAGTTAAATACTGAGTTCTCCTTGATAAATTGAGTTATACCTTTCTGTTCTAATTCTCCAGTCTCTATTGCATTGAGAACTATAGCTAAAGAATCTAAATCCGTAAAACTTTTACCAATTCTAGTACCCAATTTAAGTCCATAGGAATAAAGATTTGCTCTTTGAGTATTCTCTTTTCTAGATATTACTTGTAGATTAGTTACCCAATTATGATGAGGTACACAATCTATGTGATCAATCACTTGGTCTTTTCCCACTTTAAGATCTGTGAAATGAGATATTACTAGATCAGCCATTCTAAAATGTTTAGAAGACCGATCCTTATGAAGAGTAACTCTAACGTATCCATCATCATTAGGTTTTAAGTGTTTTTTATACCACTTACCTGCCCTTAAATACTTTAGTTCTCCACGGTTAGAGATCTTATAATTAGGATAATCTTTTACTGTCTTCCATACTTCTTTTTCAGGCCACATAATCCTTGGCGGTTCCTGTAATTCTGATAGACCAGTTTTATAGAGAATTACTTTTTCTTTTTTCTCTATGATATCCTTTACTGACATCCACCCATGTAAAGTATATAATTTATGATTTGGTGTACAATTAAGAGTAGTTCCATATTTGGTTTGAATCTTCCAAGTTTCCAGTTTACCTTTATTTACTGAAGCTATGATCCTTTTCCATTCTCCTTTATGGGTTAATACTTTCAAATTACTAACATAAGATAGATCTACAGCACCAAACTTCTTTGGGCATAAGTTCCTTACTTTTATCAAACCTTTATCAGTAATTATTCTAGTATTACCAGTAATACAACTGTTTACTATAGCACTCCCCCCAGTACTAAGAGTTGGGAAGGCCGCGGCCCAGATTTGAGCTGCCCATCTTACTATTGCTGCCTCATCAATAACCAGAAGAGAAAGGGATTCCGAACGACCAGCTTCTGAAGATGTAGGAATAGATTCTATAAAAGAACCATTATCGAATTCTATCATAGAAGCAGATCCAAATTCTCCAGCTCTACCATTTATAATCGGAGTTTGAAGATACCAGGGAAGATTCTTATACATGAACTTAATCTTCTTGAGTACCTTTTTAGCTGTAGTATCCTTAATGGAGATAATGTTTATCTTCTTATTCGGATGGTACATCGCTAACCAAAGGCAGTACATAGAAATAAGTTCTGTAATACCAGCCTGACGAAACTTTAGCAAAATGTTGAATCTCTCTTTTACGAACTGGTATAGTACCGATTTCTGGTAAGGATATAGTTCGAATCTTACCTTTCCTCTTACTGGGTGTATCACATAACAAAAGAGACTAAAGAGAAATACATCATTAGGAACTTTAGCCAGTATCTCTAATTCCTCTCTTGTAAGGTTTGTATTTTCTGTTATAATCTTTTTTGCCATATCAAAATTTATATTGAACTGAAAACTCTAAATCAGTACCTATTCCCGATTGGAATTTCGGGTAGTAGAAAGCATTGATTCCGAGTTTGTAATTAAATCGGTTAGTCTTGAACTCAATTCCAGTACCCATGTCTAACAGATTGTTGAAAGGTCTGTATTTGCCATAGATGTAAGGATTAAGTGAAAATCTCTTTATCCTTTTCTGGGTTAATTGACCCTCATACCAGTTATAACTGTACTTATTCAGGTCGATTTGGAATGATCTAGTTGAATAAGTATTGGATTCCTTATTGAGTAGACTTAAGTTCAATTTATTCCTCTTTAAAACCAATTGAACCAGAGAATCTTGTTTACTGATTAGAGGCTGTCTTATGGAATTATCAGGAAGAGAGTCTGACTTCTCTCTATCGTAAACTAAGATTCTATCTGGTTCTTTTTTCTCTGAAAACTTTTTTTCAGGTTTAAAGGGTTTCTTGATGTAAACTGTATCTGGGATTTCATTGACCGCTTGTTCCAGAGAATTAACCTCTCGAGAAAGTTTGTAATTCTTGAAGCAAAGGTAAATAGTAAATCCTATTAGTATTAACGTAACGATATTTTTGGCTTTCTTCATAAACTAATATAATCTTAATAAACCCAGTACAAAAGAAGAAAAAAACCTCCTAAAAAAAGAAGAATAAAGAATACAAAATAATATACTTCCAATCAATGGTTGTATACAACCATTGATTACATTGGTTGATGGAATCAACCAATGTAGGTAGAATGAATAATGATTATTATTGATACCTACCTATTGAGGTTAATTGTATAGAAGGTTTTTAAGAAGGAATTCCTGAAAGGGAGGAAGTTTTTCCCTTCTAGTACTTTTTGACACTTTTAAAGTCTTTTAACATTTAATCAAATCATCAACTTATCCTAGTTCTCTTAGTCTTTAAGCTCCTAGCATGCTTTCTAGTAATATTTTCTCCTAATATTAGGGCCTTACTCGGTTTCTTTTCAACCAACTTTGGTGAAATAGCTTCATACCAACCCTCTATTTGAGAGGCGCAAGCATCTAGTAAATTTAAATATTCCATCTTCTTAGCTTCGAATGATTTTAACATTTTAGGCAATAAAAATCGGCTTTTTGAAACCGATTTTAAATTTGGGTTCAAACTCCAGTAGTAAGAAGCTAAAGCACTACTAAGTTTAGATTCTTCAGCTAGTACTTCTGATTCTAACTTCATTAATTTATATATTAATTTCACTTTAGAACCAGGTAGGTTTTTAATAAAATCCTCAGGTAATCTTGGTAAAGTTTTCATATTATATTTATGGTATTAAGTTATATATATATATAGGTATAATCCAATAGTTTACTTATCGGAGGCGTTTCTAATGCACCTTTTAAACCAAATCCCAATTTCTCCAACTGCCCCTTTGGCAATTGTATACCTTGCCTTGTTAAGCCAGTAAAGATAATTGCCTTCATCCATGAAAATCTTGTAGGATTTAGGAAATCCCATGATTGCCTTGAAATCCAAAATCCCAAGAGGATAACCATCGGGTCGGAATTGTCTATCGGCAGGTCTCAGTGTTAAGGGAGATTTATCTTCTTCCAATCTGTATACTCCTGGGAGGGTACTCATCTTTGCTGTTTTGATTGGCCATTTCTTTTCAGCATGGAATGCTCCTACCCAAAGTCTATGTATTTTCTTTACTGTAAGATTTTTCTTTTCGGGAAGTTTTCGATAGTCATACATTGCCAGGGTTTTATCCAAGGGTATGTTATAATTTAATGGATTCTGGTAATCGTTAAGTAGATTTCTAGTAATTGTTGGGTTTTTTACTTGAAATACTTCATTGAAAGCATTCAAATATTTCTTACCGGTTTTTCTATGTACTCCAATGATAAGTAATCTCTTTCGTGATAACTGTGAGTTCCCATAATCAGAAACCGACCTTTCGTGAAAAATAAGTTTATAGTCTTCGAAAGTTTTTTGAAGGTATTCCTTTGGTAGCAGAGATAGCAAACGAGGCAAGTTTTCTATAAGAAATATCTTAGGTTTATAATGTAAGATTGATTGAATCACTAGATTTAGGGATTTATTCTCTTGGGGATTACCCAATTCTTTTACTTTTGAAAGCCTCATAATGGAGGATGCTCCACAATCTGGGCTTGAAAGTATGATGTCTGGCTTACAGTCTGGAAAAGTTCCATCTTTATAATAGGGTATATCCCCAAAGTTTAATTTCCACTGTTCTAGACCCTTAGTATAAAATACTCCTCTAATTTCTAGATTAGCTATCAAATTCTTTCTAAAAGGAAACAAAAGGATGCCTGCACCAGCAGACACCCCTAATACTTTTAATTTTTTCATTTCTTGTAGCTTCTCAGTTTTATGTAAGACATCCATGAAAAGGGTAATCTTTCTTTGAGATAATCCCATTTGGTATCATTCGAATGAGCTTCTTCTTCGAAACTTACATCGTGATATCGATCATTCTGCTTATCCCAACCTGCAAAAGTGAAGATGATCAAATATTCGATTCCATACCATAAGTAGAAGAATCCAAAAGCCATTATAGGGATAATCCACCATGGAGCTCCTAAACCAGTTACTATGATACCAATAATCAATCCCAGAATAAAGCATTCTATCTGTTGTACCTGATGAATACACTCATGATTTATATTATCCCATTCATATACCTCTTCATCATACTTGAAGAATGAGTTGAAAAATAGGGTTATTGCTGTGTAATTCTTGGCTAGAATCAACTTTGCTAACCAATTATTGAAGTGACATCTTTTCATAACTTATTTTTGAAGTTTTCGTAAGCATTTCTTAATTTCTGATCGTAAGCATTCTGGGCATATCCAGGGCCATTATATTTTTTGGCAAATCCTGCCCAATCTTTTTCCTTGAGTTCTTTCAAACAACCCGAGTTATTCATGAAATAATACATCAATTCCAGTTGTTTTTCATGAGATTCTGACATCTTATGAACGAAATCGAAGACATCTTTGCATCCACAAAGGTTGTGATTGAATCCCATAATCTGGAACATTCCCCAACTTGTGGCTTTTAAAGCACATTCTTCATCAATTTCCTTAGCTAATTCGAGTCTTTTATACTCTCCTAAGCCCCCAAAATATTTAGATTTATCCCATTTTGGGTAAAATACCATAGAGAATTTCTTACAGAGATAAGCTAAATCTCTATCAGGGAACTTTTTATGAAATTCCTTGTACATAATATGCCCCTCAAAAAGGATTTGAGGTCTACCATCGGATAAAAATCCATCTCTACCTGCAGCTTCTACTATCTGTACTGCTTTTAAGAGAGCTGGTTCTATACCCAATCTGTTAGCCAGATCTTTAATCATCTCATTTGTTAGTTTATCTTTCATAACTTTAGTGTTTTAAGTTCAATAAACATTGAACAGTATTGCTCATATCCCTATTTTCTAAGTTCTTTGTGTTCTATTATCTCATATAATCTATAAATAATGCAATATGAATAAGACAAATCGATGCCGAATATGCGGCAAACCCCTTAATTTAGAGGATTTTGACTTGAATAGGGAGATCCCAAAGCTTATGAAAGCCCAGGATGTTTGTTATCAATGTGCTTTTTGGTTTAAACGTTTAGATTATGATAAAAGCCTTGAAAAAGAGAATAAAATTGCCATAATCACTCCTGATTATTCTCATTGGATAACTCGAGTACCCGGAGATATTTTAATGGTTCCTTCGGCTTTCGGAGGAATTTACCAAACTAAACTTCAACCAATCAACACTTTAGGGGTTATAGATCGGAATAAGAAGGATCTATACATTATCAGATACAATAACATCACTCACCAAGGCACTATACCGGAGCATCTAAGAAAACTTTTTAAAGTAAACGGAGTATTCCTATCTCCACAGGAATACAAAATGCTAGAAGATTACCAAGGCAATGCCTATGAATTTATTAAAAATAAAATAGATAATTTTCAATAATCAAATAAATTTAGTATATTTGCATAAACAATTAATCAAACGAATTATGAAAGAAAAATTAAAAGAAGGAACAAAGGTAATCTACTCAAATTCAGAGAATCCTACACTGATGGAAGAAGTAGAAGTAGTTTCAGTAGATAAAAAAGAGGGAGTTGCTACTCTGAGTAATAAGGTAAAGGTAACTAGATTGCCTAACTTGGATAGAATTTATAAAAGAGTAGGCAATAATCTTCAGGGATTTGCCTTACCAATGAATCCTGAAAATGAGGAAAGGTTTAAAAGGTTCAAGGCATATTTCTCTATCAAAAGATCTATAGAGAAATTATCCTCTTATGGAGAAGATATTAAGGGATGGGAAATCTCTAAATTAGAAAAGGTTCAAGACAAATTATCCAAGGTAATCAACTTAATCGAAGAAAAATAATGTGGGTGATTCTTTACACAGTATATGCGGTTTGTTTTTTGCCAGCAGTGATTCTTACTAAGCTTTGTAAGAGATATTTGGGTTTAAATGAATTCATTACTTTCATCAGTATCTGGTTAGTTTTGCCTTTGTTCCCAATATATTGTTTAATCCGATACTTAAAACATTTGAGATTATGAGACATTATTTCGATTCAAACAACAACTATAGAGGTTGGTCTGCCAGTACTCAAGAACTTATATTATACATATTGTTCTTGGTTTTATTCCCAGTTATAATCATATTTGGGGTATTATTCTTTCCTTTAATTTATCTGGGTTGCTACTTTAATCAGGGTAAATTCTGGGAGAAGAATAAAATAGGCCTTACATTTGCCTTAGCATTCTGGGTAATTGCATTATTCGTAATTTAAAAGAGAAGTTAGATTTCCCCAGTCTTCGAAAAGTGAATGTAGAAGAGAATAAAGAAAAAGAAGAAGAACATTAATATAATGTTTCATTCATAAGAAAGATAGATTGATCCGTTGAAGATCCCGGACCCTTAGAGAAGGTAATCCGGGATCTTTTTTTTAGTTAAAAACTATCTGATATAGAATCCTATGATCATGGGCATCATTCTTATTAGTCAATCGTAAAGATACCTCATCTACTATACCAGTACCATTACTTAAGAATATTTCCCCTTCGTAATTTTTAAGACCTAACCCACTAACTGAACTTTTAAGTGTGAGAGATCTAGATTCACTGGGTGTTTTTAGTTCAAGCTCATAATCCTCTAACAGATCTTCTCTAAAAGTACACATCAGAAAGTATTTGATATCTGAACTGAAGTCATAATTGCTATTCATCTTAATTTTACAATTATAGATAGGATAATGGGAACCATCATCATTAGTACCCACATTTACAAAACTAAAATAAGGTATAAAATCCAGAGTACCTACATTCTTTGGATAACCAGAAAACTTTATCAGTGAAGCAGTGTAGAAAGGCATGCTATTTTGTAAAATTCTAACCTCTTGGGATTTATCTCCTGCAGTTCTTACTAATAAGTTAGTGGACCTATCCTTTGCAGAGGTATTAGGATCTGCAATTATAGTAACTGATC